GTGGAAGACAATTGTAGAAGTTGAGGCGTCTCATGACAAATGAACACCTTGGACTTTGATTGGATGACCACCGCCAGGTTCAACCCTGGAGCAATCGTCCAAGAAACCACCACTCACGAAAGCGATGGAATCCCGGAAGATCCGTCTTCCCAACGCAGCAGTTTCACTGCTGTGGGGCCCGAAGCCCTCGCCAGCTACCGAATTAACGGCCGCCAACTGTGTACCGAGGTCGGTGTAATCCGTAGATTGTGCCACCACGATACTGGAGACAAAGTCTGGAGGAGCAACCCGACTGAAACGGCCGAGAGGAGGAAAAACCTTCTCACGACAACAAGGGCAAGATGTCTTTTCGTGTACAAACCAAGCCCTCGAACACACTCGGCAAAAACTATGACCACAAGTGGTCACACGAGTCACCGAGGCTTCGTAACAGACGGGACACTCACCCAAACTCATATTCACCCCAACTTCCGTGCGCGATTCAGTAACCGGACAAACCGGACTGACTGGTTGCCACACTCGAATCCGACTACGCCTCCACCAATACTCTATCGGACGTCCCACTTTTGGAGTGAGATAACGCCGAGTATTGGTACGAGACAACCCCAGTAAGGCAGCCAAGCATTTTAGCGGCCTCCTGCAGTGACCAAGGAACGGACCAGAACCCGTCCGAACAACCTCGGTCTTGTAGTCGAATTTGTCCAACCCCCCAACCCTTTTGGGGTCTGACCAGGCACAAGCTATGAACTCAGGCCCGATCAATCGGAGGTTCTCACGCATCTTCTTCGTCAACTTGTCTACCTCAAGTAGCTCCCAACCCTCTGGGACCTTATCCTGCTCCAAATGCCCTTTCGAAACAGGAAGAGGCCTTTCGGACTCCATAGAGAGGTAATGCGCCTCTCGATCCCAAAGGTGGCTATGAATAAGCTCATGACGGTAGACAGGGAGACCTAGTCCACGGGATATAGACCTATCCGAAGACAGGATATACTTGGCATTCCACTTCAAGAACTCAATCCGAAGCAATGACCGCCTGGATCCAAAAAATCCAGGGCAAAATGAACTGTATCTCCCCCGTAACGTTTCTACCCCACCACAATCGGTCCGAAGACCGAAAGCGGCGGAGCGAATACAGGGAACAATACTAATCTTCCGATCAGATGCCTTGAAAAGAGTACTATTCAGTGAAAAATAGCGACGATCAACCATTGTCTTCCCGGGTGAAAGGACTAGACCGGATCGGTCAACTCCCTCCCTCCAACGATCGTATTCCGCCGGAGTGCCGCGGAATACAATATCGTCCCCGTTGATGCGCACGGGTCCACTCGACCCTGAAAAATATCTGAAAGCCAGATAATTGACAAGGCAGAGGAGGGGGAAACTGACCAAGTTTCCCATCAATTGACCACGCTCCTGATAAACAACCGGGCCATCATCCTCCCACTGCATGGGAGTCCGGAGCAATTGTCTACCGAGGTCCGCAATCCCTCTCGGGATCTGAGTCGCCTGATTAAGGATTAAGTCCAACAACTCGCGTTGGACCCAACCATTAAGATTGTCAGTGGCGGATTCATAGTCACCACTGACAAAAACTTGACCTGGTTGAGGCGTAAACTCAGCGAACCTCCGCGGCTTAGCGTCTCCTCGCAAAAGCCACTTGAAACGTGAAATGTGGTTATAGATAGCGGTATGTAGAGGCCTAGCTAAATTACAATTAACGTCACCAACGCTAATTGTCCTCCACTTACCCCCCGTCTCAACAGACCGA